ACGTCAGAATCATCATCAGCATACTGAAGTCATCAGCAGTCCAGATTTCTTGCATGACCTGGATAGCGGGTAAACCACTATTGACAGCATACATGATGGTGACGATCTTGACAGCCGTATACAGACCGAAGAGCAACCAAGTGATACCGGGACGAACCAGAGCAGAGATAGAAGCAACCCACTTGTAAGCCTTCTTGTCGGCTTCGGCTTGCTGCTTGAATGCTTCTCCGATAGCGTCTACATTGGCCTTGCTGAAGTCAATATACTTCTCTTCCATGCGGTACTCACCGCGCATCTTCTCTAGGTCAGTCTGAAGAGAAAACATCTTCAGTTCGTGGCTTCGTTCATCTTTGCGGTCAAGCCACTTCAGTACCTCCGGGGCCAGCCGGAACAGGCCACCGAAGATACTACCTAGAAGACCGCCTCCTAGCATTTCAAACATTACTGCTCTCCTAACGCTTGGGCCATGCTTGGGACAAGGAATGCACTGGTAAAGGCTTGACGAGTACGCTCATCCATGCCAGAAACCATGCTCTTGACAAACTCAGTCATCTTGCTAGGCGGGATGTTCTTAGTCATAAACTCTGCCATAGCAGGAGGATCAAGCATAAGCTGAGTCATCTTGCGATTAAACTCACCTTTGTTTCCACGCTGAAGCGCATCCAGTGCATTGTTCATCACCGTAAACGTAGCAGACAGGAACTGGGGCAACCGCGCTCCTTCCTGAACTTCAGGGGCTGCTCCAGCACCCTTAGCACGCTCTTCTGCACGGGCCTTACGAAGAAGATCAGCACGAACAGAATTAATGGTTGACATCTCGGTAGGAGTCATCAACTGATTAAGACGCTCATACCGAGGAATGTCAGTACCAGCACGCTTGATGGTTCTAGTGGCGTTATTGACAGCATCAGCAAAAACACCCGCTGCTTCAGCGTCTAGTTTCGTCTTCAAACTGTCAGCCAGTTCTTGTCCCACACGCATACGATCAACCTTACGACTGTAATTAGCGTAGGTATTCAAGTACTTGCTCCACAAACCATCAGAAGACCTATCAAAAGCGGAATCAATAAACTTCTTGATATTTCCAGCAACCGCAGCTTCTTGCTTCTCTAATCCGCCTTGTAACGGTGCCTTGCCAACCTTATTCAAAGCTGCAATAATGTCTCGATTCAATTCTTTACGAATGTTCTCGTACATATCGCGACTGCTTACGATGCCGTTTTCGTCTGCTTTAGAACGAATCTTATCAGAAGTTTCCCGCAGAATCTGTTTTACAACATCGTTATTAGAGCCACGAGCAGCAGATTCCATTTGGTCAATCAAGTCCTGTGCCCGTAACGGATAAAAACCGTTTTGCTCAAGACTATCTTTCTGAAGCATCTTCATTTTTGCTTCTGCTCGTTTCTGTGCCGCTACATCCTTATAGGCAGCGGTTCCTTGACGGGCTTCAGCAGCAATGTCTCCAGCAGTCAAAAACCCAGGTCGTCCTTGAGCAGCCACAGCAGCTTGCTGTCGTGCAGCCATTCCAATCATCCCGGAAGTCTGCTCTGCTGCTGCAATACTACTAAACTTGTCAGAAATATCTTTCTCAAGTTTACCAATAATGTCGCCAGCAACATCCGTCTGCCTCAGGGCATCTTCACGCATCCTGGCAGTCTCACGATCACGACGAGCTAATATAGCCTTGCGTTGCTCAGGAGTACCTGCGATATTGGTAATTGCACGCTCACGGGCTGCTTGTTGTTCAGCCTCGCGCTTTGCAAAGGCTGACTGAGGCCCACCGAACTGTGACTTTACCTTTTGCTGCAATGCCATAAGTTCGGCAGCAGAAGGAATATCAGAAATAGCTTCAGCAGCAGTCGGACGAGAGCCAGTTACAATTTCCTTAGAGTCTTGGAGAGCCTTAATGACAGCATCACGCTCAGGGCCAGCAAGACTGTTTAAATACTCCTGTACGGCACGATCACGCCCTGCTCCAGTAAGGCCACGAGAAACTTTTGCCAGCTTCTCTACGCCCTTAACACCGACTTCAAAGCCTGTGCCAAGAATACCACCAACAGCAGCCTGGAGTGCTTTGTTGGTAGCAAACTCTCCTCCGGTCATGTCACCGGCACCCTCAACACCCTGGATCAAGCCTTGCTGTGCGCCGATAGCGGCAGCACTCGTTACAGGCCTTCCAGAGACACCAAGGGCCAGTTTGTTGAACGGAGATAAGACAGCACCAGTAAAACCAGCAACATCTAGTCCATCTGGCTTAGTTGCTTGTGCTACAACATCAATAGCCCTGTTAACAGCCTGTGACTGACCACCAGTGGCTAATTGAGCAAGACCAAGAGCAGGATCAACAACAGCGCCACGGATAAGACGGGCAGGCATGCTCTTGAGCAGTTCCTCGGTGATAATTTGACTATCAGGCCGATTCCATCTATTAGACGGTGCTTCTTGCTGAGTCTTTGGAGCCTGTGCAGGTGCCGTCTGTGCAGCCAAGGCTTCTAAGTCTTCGGTTGTAAGTTCTCGGTCAGAGTTAAAAACAACACCGTTGATGGTATACTTTGGCATATTAACCCTCTACTGTAACAACTGCTCCTGAAGGCAGTGTGATGGTTCTCTTTCCTCCGGCAGCAGGCTGTCGAGGAGTAGGAGCAGGAGTGCCTGGAATTGCCTTAGAAGTTCCGAAACTTTCGTTGAAATCTTCGATAGTCAACTCGGCAGATTTACGGGTACGTTCAATAACAGAACGCAGTTCGGTCAAAGCACTTTTAACAGTCTTATTATCGTTCTTGGCTAAAGCATCAACAACCTGATCCCGCGCACGTTGTGCGTCACCTTCAGTCTGTGTGCCCTTAGCCTGCAACAACAAGGCATTAGCAGCACCTAAAACAAAGCGGTTAAAGTCTTGCTTGTTTACATCAGTATCACGAGCGACACCAGCAGCCACACGACCAGATGAAGCCAGATTACTAAGTAAACTGAAAGACAGATCACCGTCTTCAATCATCTTAGAATACTTATCAATTTGGTCAATCGTGCCCTGCGTTTGAATAACAGTGTCACGGGCTACTGCAAGACGGTTACGATCTGTAGCCGTCGGGAGTGGTAGTTTTGTCTTTTCGCCACTTTGACGCATACTGGCAAGCTCACGACGAAGATCAACATCTCTTTGCCGCATACGCTCTTCAAACGCCATCCGTTCACGCTTCAGCTCAGCATCTGCGTCTAATTTTGCTTTTGCTGTTTGAGAAGTTTCAATACTCTTGATGATCGTGTCCGGATTACCGAACCTGCGTGCAACACGCAAGAAATCTTCATTAGTTGCTGTTTCAGGTAAGGCAGCTAATTGATTGCGTAGTTCCTCATCTTGTGCAACTTTACGCTCAGAAGCAACAGTCCTGGCACGAATTTCTTCCTCGCCAGCCATAGCCTTGGCTTGCTCTGCACGGGTCTTTCCAAGAACAGCCTGTTGTTGCATCATCTGCTGTGCCTGCATCGCAGCCTGCTGTGCAGCCTGAGGATTGACCTGTCGTAGAGCATTAGCATACTGCATCATGCCTTCCGCAGTCGTGGTATCAAACTGACTAGCCAACTGACGCAACTGAGAAGCCTGCTCAAGCATCGGATCACGAGCACCTAAGGCACGGGAGGCTTGAGTAAGCCCACCGTAGATGCCAGCAGCAATCCGGGACTGCGGATTCATGTTAGCAAACTGCATGGCGCGTTGACGATCAACTTCAGCCTGAGCCTGTTCAGGACTAAGCCCAGCATTGAGAAGACCAAGGTAAGGATTACCCATCATTCCATCAGCCATTATTAGCCTCCAAACAGTTTACCGATTAACTGAGCAACCGGATCAGACAAAGCACCAACAACAGCCGTGTTACGGTTTGCTGTCAGTTGATTAGCGGTGTTCAGGCCTTGCTGTAACATCTGTGCAGCAGCGGTGTTACCTGCGCCTAACTGAGCACCGGTGCTTAACGGCTGCATACCAACCTGTTCAACACCTGCGGCCTGTTGGAAGCCAGTACTGAACGGAGCCAAAGCAGCTTCCTGAGCACCGTAGCCACCACGCTGGAGATTCAGAGCACCGCCAAGCAAGCCCTGACCGAAGGTGACCTGTTGCTGACCGGCTTGTTGTGCCTGAGCAGCCAACTGAGCGTTACGCTGCTGCTGTGCGTTGTAGAAGGCTTCCATTGCTGGGTTAGCAGCACGCAGACCAGGAGCACCCATCGGAGTGACGCCAGTAGCGCCCATCGCAAGGCCGCCAGTGCCGCGACGAAACTGTTGCGTCTGCAACTGTGCCAAGGCACGCTCATCCAACGGAGCCAACAGTTCTTGCTGCTGTGCAACATACTGCTGTGCAGCTTGCTGCGGAGTCTGTGCAACGTACTGCTGCCCTAAACCAAACAAGCCTTGAGCAGCTTGATTGACCTGCTGTTGCATGGCTTGCTGCTGCTGTGCCTGTTGCAGTGCTCCGCCGGAGATACCTAGCAAAGCCTCACGCATAGCAGCCACATCAGGAGCCACTTGGTAGCCAGCGCCGATCAGGCGACCATCAGGGCCGTACTGGAAGCCGCTACGACCAAAGCGGGTGGTAACGCCCACAGGGCGGAACTGTGCCTGCTGCGCTGCTTGTTGAGCAGCCTGTTGTGCCCCACTAGCAGCCTGATTTGAAGCATAGATGTTGCCTGCGGTACTGATAAGACCGCTTAAAAGGCCGGTATAATCAATAGCCATTAGTAGGTACCTCCATCAATGGTACCAGAGAATGTACCAGACAATGTTAGATTAGCCATCGTTGTGGTTCCCGTATGCGTTCCATTGTTAGCGTCAGGCTTAGAGGAAACGGCAGAGGCAATGTTATTGTACTCTGTGTCGATTTCCGTGCCCTTGATGATCTTGGAAGGATTGCCCGACACAAGACCGTCTTTAATAGCAAAGTTAGTAGTTTTGGTATAATTAGACACTTAGTTACCTCGTTTTTCCTACTTTGGTAAAGACATCAATCTTTTGAAGCGATACAGGTCGAGTATTCACAGTGGTTTCAAAACCTAGCTGAATAACCTTACCAGCACCACCAATATTGATTACCTTGTTGTCGAAAGCTGATCCACCGTATTCACCGATATTGTACTCGGCGATGTTGTATTCTGCAACAGCAGCGTTTGACAGGTTGAACTGACGGCTGTTCAGAATGTCGCTGTAGTCATAACCGAACTTCAGCACCACAGGATAACCCTGTCCACCGATAGTTGTGATTCCAACCTTCTTCATAATCTTCAGTGCCGTGGGCACACCGAAGTCAAAGTAGTTGGTGTAGTATCTCATTACATAAGTATCAACATTATCACGATAAGTGTCATACTTACCGACATATCCGGGCTTGCCCAACAGAAGGTCTTTGTTCTGTTTGTAGCAGAAAGCTGTTGGTACATTTCCATCCCACGTCGTAGCCCTGCTTGCACCGTTAGGCAGCAGCATCCGAAGGTCAAAGCAGAAAGTAATTCCGGTGACAGGGAAAGTAATCAGATAGAAACCTTCCTTGTCTGAGTGTGTTGCCTTGATGCCTGCGGCAGTCTCCAGAGCCATCGCAGCGACAACATCGTCACGCACATTTGCGCTGATGTCGCGCATCGGCGAAGACTTCTCCTGGATCACCCGTGACAGCGACTTGACACCGCTATCAGACAGGAAGTACACATCTGAGCCGGTGGCTACCACAGAGTCTCGTGCAAAGCAGCCAACACCTGTGATTGTGTCTTGCAGCGTCAGTCCGGCAGGGTCTTGAGCGTTAGCGTAGATCAGAATCTGTCTACGACCAAAGACGATCAGGAAGCCGTTGTGGGCTGCTAGAGCAATGATTTCGTCGGCACCAGCAGGCCATATTTCTGCAATATCCAGCGTTCCAGCAGTGCCTGTTGATAACACGAAACCAGCAAGCAGATCGGAGAACTGAATAACCGTTTTACTAGATGTGTTATTGGCTGACCATGTACGACCATAAGCACTGATTACGCAGTTGTTGTGGGTTACAGTTCCAACATATCCGGTCTTCTCTGACACCCTACGGTAAGTTGTGGTTGACACAGCAGGATCAAAGATCAGAGGATCGTGTCCAGACTGGTACATGTACAGGATACCGTTCAGAGCAGCCATCTGCCAGTTGCTGTCAGTGATCGTCGGAGCAGTTCCTCCGCCACCGTAGGTCAGCATCGTTAGTGTACCGCCGTTAAGCCTGAACAGCTTGTTGTTACCGGCAGCAATCGTGTACGAAGTACCGTCAGCAGCAATCAACTCACCGATAGCCTTGACAGCATTTGAGCCTAAGTCAGTGTTGGTCGTATGAGTAGGACTCCAGCCTTTACGAGCACCGATACGACCAAACTTGTCAATCACACAATTCGTAGCAACAGTAGCAAAGCCTGATTCAAGTGAAACCACCGAGTCCTGCGTATTAAGGCCGTAGAAACCCGGAGCAGCGATAGAAGTGGTTAACAGCTTTGCTACCATTATACACTCGTCCAGGTTACTTGTTCATCGTACCGGTTAGCTTCAAGAGCAATAGCGTCTGACAGTGCAAGACGATACTTCTGATATAATTCACTGAAAGACTGTCCACCATCTTCGCCTCGTTCAGCAACAGCGTTAGCGTATGCTAACATCTGCACCAAGTGAGGAGGGACTTTAATCAAGTCACCGTTAGCAGACAGGTCAGTCTGAGGAATGTTCAGATTAAACCGTAAGGAATAGACCGCATCAGGCTGTGGCCAGACACGGACAACATTGTCGTCGTTGCTTACACCGTCAAAGGCATAGTAGATCGGAGCAGCATTCTGGACATCAGCGAGATAATACTGTGTATCCAACCAGTCAGGAGACACCTGATACATCGGGACATCTTCAGTCTCGTTCATAACCATGTCAACCTTAAACCGTTGACCAGAACCTGTCAATGTGTATGCCTGTTGTCCAGAGACAGTAGGTACGACAATCGTTTGACTTAAAGCATTCCATGAGTAGGCGTCTTCAATTTCACGCTTTGCGTCATTGATTAAGACACCAATCAAAGAACTGTAAGGAGTATCACCAACAGATGAAACTTCTGTTTCCCTAAGTCTTATAAGGACATTGTTAACAAGTTGTAAATAAGTTGTTGCCATTAGTTTTCCTTGGTGTCTTTATAAGCAATCATTGTACTAGAAGTAGAAAAACTTGTCAATAGGTATCTGCACTAGTGTTGTGCTTTTACAACAAACTGGAAGATCATAAACAATGTAGCTACGACAGCCCAAGCACCCATGCCCATGTTTACCCACCGTTCAACCTTACGATCTACTCTGGTAATGCTCTTATCAAGTTCTTCTGTCTTGTCCTCAAGGTCGTCAATCCGAACACCTTGAGCAGTCTGACGCTCTTCAACGAGGATCAGACGAGTCACAGCATCGGTTAGTTTGTCTACTTTGCTTTCGATACGTTTCAAATCCTCGTTGAAGCCTGCATCCATGTTACTTCTTAGCCTTCTTCTTGGACATATTCGCTTCCGAAAGAGCGATCGCTACAGCCTGCTTACGGCTCTTAACAACTGGGCCTTTCTTGCCACTGTGAAGAGTACCTTCTTTATACTCACGCATAACTTTCTCAACTTTGTTAGGCTTCTTCATCATAGGTTCCTCGCTAAGTATTCGTACATGTGGTAACAGAGCACAAGAAGGAAAGCAATAGCAAACAAATACAAACCGTTGGCAATTATCTCTTGTTTCCGACGTTTTGCAATCTTTGCTGCTTGCTCCCGTTGTCTTTTGATCTTAATTCGTTCAGACATCATGGACTTGTAGGCTTCCTGTCCATACACACCAGCGATAAGAATATAGAGTTCATACTCCATCTTCTTCAGTCTCTCACGGTGCATTACGATGTCTAATGCTTCCTGCTCAATTGATCCTTTACCAAGAAACTTGCCTTTCTTGAGGTCTTGTTCTTTTTTGGCAGCACTTTCGTTAAAAGATTGGACAGCCGAGTACCAT